AAATAGAGTGCCCAATAAGCGATAAAATAGCCGTTGCGTATATAGCAAGGGCGAGCGGTGAGGATGAAGGAGTTCCATTACCTAAAAAACATGGTCAGAAACTCAATAAAAATTCTGTTCCATGGTGTTGGGATGGTTTACTCATGCAAGGTCTATTTAATCTCTTGGTTGCACCGCCCAAAGTTGGTAAATCTGCTTTGCTAATAGGCATGATCGGTTCTTGGTGGCGGCAAGATCATTCATTCTTGGGTCGCGGTTTTGCACATCCTTGCCCCAACATCCACATCATTGGGTCAGATCAGCCTGAGTGTGACTGGTACAAACTGTTTGACCGTGAAGGTTTAATTAACGAAGATGGCACCATCGGTGGACCCATAAAAAGTCTTTGGTCTGCTGATGCTCCTTTGACTTTGCATGATGAAGGTATCAAGGCTATTGCGGATCTCGCCGCTGAAGATCCTGGGTCCATGTTCATTGTTGACAGTTATCACGCTTGCGTCAGTCGATTAAACATTGACGAGGCAACTGCCGCTTTTGATGGTCCAGCTCGTCAGCTTATGGCGGCTGTTACTTCTCATGGCTGCACCTTGGTCGTGATTCACCATGCCAATAAGAGCGTGGCGGGTGGTAACGCCACTAATGCCAGCCGTGGTTCAAACGCTTTACCGGCTGCTGCATCGCAACTTATCTTGATGAACTGGCTGCGATCACCCGCAGATGGACAGGTGCAGACGGATCAACGGATCGTTCTTAAAACGCAGGGGCGGGCAAAAAGCACCACCTTGCTTGTCGAACTGCAAGATGACGGATGGGTCAGTCATGGTGATGGCGATCATGCATTGGCTCTAGAAGCCGCTGCAGAAGCCGAGGAGGACTTGAACGGGCGTCAGGCTGATATGTACGACTACATGGTCCAACGGGCTGAGATCGGGTTTCCCGTGACCGTCAAAGAACTTGCGGATCACTTGAACCTGCCCAGCAAAAAGGTTGACCGTAGCCTTCGCAGTCTCATCAAAAAAGGTCTGGCACAGCGTGATGGCTGCCTTGAGCCCGGTCAAGAGGGTGGGCGACCTGCCAACCTGTTTAGTCCGATTCTCATGGGCGAGGTCGCCTTCAAGGCAGATTTACCCCCCTCCCCAGAAACGGGGGGGGAAACTGTCCAAAACCGGGAAAACCCCCCTATATACACAGGAAGTAAGGGTTTACCCCCTTTTCCCTATTTACCCCCTCAATCCGAGGGAGGGGGGTTTACCCCCTACCACCAAGCTGCCCATAATCCGTTTGTCGTCGGTGCCGCTGTTGAACTTTCCCTGCCTGATGGATCCTGGGCGAATGGCTGGATAGTCTCATCTGAGTCCAAAGTCAATGCAATCGTTGCTGAGCGCCTTGGTAACCCCAGCCTTCGTAAACAAAATCTCAGACCTGACCTCGACGTGCGCCTTTGCTCTAAATCGCCCTATCCTCAGGCACCGTCACCAAGCAACCCTGATCACGACGAAACTCCATTGCCCTTCTGATGTCCGATAAACGCACCGCTGTCAAAGTCAGCCTCACCGACGCTGAAAACACCCACATCACCCGCCAAGCGCAAGCCCTAGGCATGGATCGCTCCACGCTGATGCGTCTGCGGGCTCTAGGAGACCCTGCAGTGGGCTCCAAGCCCCCTACGCCACCCCTTACCCTTGACGCCTATCACCGCGCCGTACAGGCTGCCCTAGGCGCCTCTCGTGGTTGTGCGCCGCGTCCAATCATCGAAGCTGTCGCCGCCGCTGTCCTCAACTCCCTCTACCAGCCCCATGTCAAAACTCAAACCCCTACACCCATCCCCGCAGGAGCTTCTCAAACTGATGGATGACTACTACACAGCCCTCTACCATCAGCTCCATGACCCCCAGAGACCGCCTGAACTCACTGGTCGAATCAGCCGCTACTTCCGTCCAGCCGACCTGCCACACGCTCGCTGATGGCTCCGTTCGCGTCTGTATCGGCAATACCTGCGGCACCGTATCCTCCCATCACCTCATCACTCCTAAAATCAATCAGCTTCGTCAATCAACCCGTCTACAATAAATCTGCTAACGTCAAATACCATATCCATAAGCCTAAACCGCTCCGCAATGGGCAAGAAATGCACCAATGCTCAATCTGAGGATCGCGTTAATGCGATCTACGATCTACTCCTGCACGCTAATAGCAGAACACAAATCATACGCTTTGCTGCGGAAAATTGGGGTATAGCTGAACGCCAAACGGAAATATATATTGCACGCGCTAGACAGCTTCAGCAGATTGATGCTGCCCTCGAACGCCCAGAATGGTTAGCTGCTGCTATCGCTCGCCTTCAAGATTACGAACGTGAAGCACGCGCTAAAAATAACCTTGGCTTGGCTGTAAAAGCATTGGAGACACAAGCCAGGCTCCTGCGGTTTGAAATGTCATGAGTGTCATTGCTGGCATCTGTGAGCCTGGCACCTTGCTAGGTTTCATGGATGTAGCAACGCAGCAGGACACCACAGAGCTTCTTGCCCGCATCCGTAACGACCTGCACCCAGGGCAGCTTGCCTTTGTAGATGACAACACAACGCAGATCATTGGCATCAGTGCCGGCTATGGGGCAGGCAAAACTCGTGCCCTAGCGGCAAAATGTGTCACACTCGCAGCTGCCAATCAAGGTTTCATTGGCGCCGTCTTTGAGCCCACTGGTTCCCTGATCCGCGACATTTGGCAGAACGACTTTGAAGACTTCTTAGAAAACTACGAGATCCCCTACACCTTCCGCGCTAGCCCCTTACCGGAATACATGCTCCACCTGCCAGGCGGTGATACCAAAATCCTGTGCCGATCATTTGAAAACTGGTCACGCATCATCGGCTTGAACCTTGCCTGGGTATTAGCTGATGAGATTGACACCGTGGCACCCTCTATCGCTAACAAGGCGTTCCCTAAAATCCTTGGGCGTCTTCGCTCCGGCAACGTCAGGCAGTTTGGCGCAGCATCAACACCTGAAGGCTTCCGCTGGATGTGGAACACCTTTGGCAGCGACGAGGCAAGGTCACGACCTGATCGGCATCTAATCAAGATGCGGACAGCAGATAACCCTCACCTGCCGCCGGATTTTATTGAACGCCTGCAAGCCAACTACGACCCCAGCTTGCTGCGCGCATACCTTGACGGTGAGTTTGTCAACCTCACCACCGGGCAGGTCTATGACCGCTTTGATCGCGTCAAGCATGTCATCACCACAGTGCCCAACACGGACGATGAGCCGTTGCGGGTTGGCATTGACTTCAACGTTGCCAATATGAGTGCAGTGATCGGCGTTCGATTAGGCGGGAGCCTGCTGATCACTGACGAGATCTCTGGCGCCCATGACACCGACGCGCTGGCAGCCGAGATCCGTCGCCGGTACGCTACACGCCGCATTTACATTTACCCAGATGCCAGTGGCGGCAACCGCAGCACCAACGCCACACAAACAGACATTGCCATCCTTGAGTCCTATGGAATGTCAAATCAATCGCCACGGGCGAACCCACCAGTCCGTGACAGGGTGGCAGCAGTGCAAGCCCTGCTAGAAAATGGCAAGGGACAGGTCAGGCTGCAGGTAGCAGCGCACTGCAAACGGTTGATTGAGTGTCTAGAACTGCAGTGCTACACCGAAAAGGGCGACCCTGACAAGGATGCAGGCTTTGACCACATGAATGATGCGCTTGGGTATCTGGTATGGCGTGAGTTCAACCCGCTACACGCTGGAGCTGGCAGGGGCACTGGCATCCGCATTTATTAAATGCTATACTTAGCAGCGTCCAGCTTTTACACTACTTATGCTGACCGGTTCTGATCTCATCGCCAAACTCAAAGAATGTGGCGACATGAACAAGTCTGATATTGTCCGCGAGTGCGGCTACATCAAAAACGACAAGCTCTGTTACACCCAGTTCTATGAGGCGCTGCTAGAAGCCAAGGGACTGCAAATGAACAAGCCTGCAAAGCGCGGTCGTAGTTTGACCTACAAGACTAAGGTGCTGTTCAATGGCAGGCTAATGATTGGCGAAGGTTACATCCAAGAGATGGGCTTCGTGCCGGGTGATGAGTTTGAGATCAAAATCGGTCGCAAATCTGTTACCCTCGCTGCTGTCTAAACTGATTCATAGCCTGCGGGATCAAAAGTGGTTTACACCGGGTTCAATCATTACGACCGACAACTAACCGCCAAGGTCTCGCAGGTCAATGACCCGAACGCAGCGTGGTTTAATCAAGAGCCGCACTGGATTTTGCTAGAAGACCTTGTGGCTGGCACCTATGAGCTACGCCGCCGTCATCGACGTTACCTGCCGCAAGAGCCACGCGAGCAAGACGAAAGCTACGACAACCGCCTAGCCCGTAGCGTCTGCCCACCGTATTACCAGCGCCTTGAACGGATGCTGGCTGGTATGTTGACGCGCAAGCCGGTCAGGCTAAACGATGTGACAGATCTCGTCCGTGAGCAGCTATTTGACGTAGACCTGCAAGGGAATGATCTTAACGTTTGGACCTATGAAACTGCCAGGAAGATGGTGCGTTACGGGCATGTTGGCGTGCTTGTGGATGCTCCTGCTGCTGGTGAAAATGGAAGACCATATTACGCAACTTATACCCCGCGTGAGATATTAGGCTGGCGGACCGATCTTGTCGAAGGCGCTCAAAAGCTAATGATGCTGCGCCTACTGGAAAAAGTCATCGTACCCGATGGGTTGTACGGCGAGAAGGCTATTGAACAAGTCCGCGTGCTGACGCCTGGTGGCTTTGAGCTGCATCGTAAAAATACGAAGGGCGCATTTGAGATTCACGACAGCGGTACAACAACCCTTGATGACATCCCATTTTCTGTTGCCTATTCAAACCGCGTGAATTTTATGGAATCACGCCC